ATATATAATAATACTAATGGGTACCAAAATTAGTGCCCATATAATAAGTTATCTTTGAAATAAAAAATACAATAATGTCCTGAAATTATTTTTATTCTAAGATCCAAATTTCGTTTAATGTCGCCCATTGTGCGCCTAACACTGTGAATCCTCGTCCATCTGGTTCAATAATAATATCAACAAACCCTGTCGCACCCTGCCGAATATTAATAACGGTTTTAACTGCTCTAGGCGATACAAAACTAATTGTTGATTTATTTTCTTCAGCTAATGCAAATTCACACAAACACCCCTTAATACTTTCATTTAGTTTTATTAATGTACCTTGGGGAGCGTTGCCATTCCAAATTTTACGCGCGTTTTTTAGTTTAATATCTCCAATGTTTATACTGACATCAGAACTCAATTGCTTACCATTAATCTTTCGTGTATTAGGTACATAGCTCCCTTTAGGCTGATACTTACCATCTGATTCTGATTTTGAATAGCTGTAACCAGAAGCTTGATAACTGCCTTTGGGTTGGTATTTACCGTCAGACTCTGCCTTAGTATACGATGCGCCTACTAGCGCATAATTGCCCGCTGGTTGGTAATTTCCCTTACTTTGATAACGTCCGTCACTTTCCGCTTTTGTGTAGCTACTTCCAGCTGTTGCATAACTTCCTTTAGCTTGATATCGGCCATCCGACTCAGTCTTCGTATATGAAGCACCCACTAACGCATAATTACCTTTAGGCTGATAATTTCCCTTAGGTTGAAAAGCATCCGTAGAAGCTTTCTGGCTCATCACATGAACCGTTGACGTTCCCGTACTTTGAGCTACATTACCTTTATCAAATTTATTATTCAGTCCACTATTGAGCGCTGAGTTAGTCGCATAATCACCTGATGGCTGGTAACTCCCTTTCGCTTGATATCTGCCGTCACTTTCCGTTTTAGTGTAACTATCCCCTTTGTTTGCGTAGTTCCCTGCTGGGGCATAATTACCCTTTGGCTGATATTTGGTGTCGGTTTCTGCCTTTGAGTAACTATAACCAGATGGTGTGTAATTACCTAATGGTTGAAAACGTTTATCAGCCTCGGCTTTGTTATAAGCACCCACTTCATTCGCGGTGATATCAGCTTTTAACTCTGCCCAAGCATTACCGGCAACCGGCTCAATATTGTTATTCTCAACTTTAGACTGCCAGACTTTATTTTTATGATACACAATAGTGCGTATCGCATACGGCTTACCGGCTTCATCCCATTTTGGAAAACCAAATCGCTGAATTTCGCCAATCGCTTCCGTGATATCGTGAAATATCCCGTTCATTTTTTCACGTTCAATATCTTTCGCAGCAGGATCTGTGACTTGGTCACGCTCATAGTCGTAACCATAACCTTGTGTATAAGACACTGAGCCGTCTGGTTGGATTTCTACAGGTATAGAAGCCTTATCCCCTTGTGTTGCAAAGGGAGTTTTAAAAATAGTTGTCATAGGAATTATGCTCCGAAGTTACTGCCTAAGAAGTTTTTACGATGCTGACCAACACCAAAGGCTTTTTTGGTCACAATGCGATATTTGACGCCAACACCCGAAGGGCGTGGCATTAAGTCGAAGTTTTCGAGAAGAACACGTAGGCGTTCGTCAGGGTTGAAGTTAAAGACGTAATACATGTAAGTCATATCCAGCGGATCAAGGACAAAAACTTTGCTGTCATCACGCCAAAAGAAACGTTTTAAAAATTCATTAATATTGGTGACCGTAGGACTCTGTGTCAGATTAAAATAGCGCATTCGCACTAACATGCGTTTTTGATCAACGGTCAGTGACAAGGTGTAATCTGCATTACGTCGGAAGTTAGATTTAAAATTTGCTTTCCTTTTACCAAAACCAAACCCAATTTTATTTTTATCGCTCGGTGGAATATCAATACCTAAGGGTACATCCAGAATGCGTGACCAAATCGACAACCCAAAGTCATTCGCCGTATCGATATTAAACACATCTCGGTACCAGTTTTGCCAAAATGACACCATCGACTTTTCAAAATGAGAGGCCTTAAAACTGGCGAGTTTCTTTAAATTCTCTGCATCTTCATACTGCCAGAGGATCGCTTTTAATAGGTCTGAATGAAACTCAAATTGTTGAACGTTCATACAATCACCACTTGCACAGCACCCCGTTGCAAGCGTGCGATTTGATTAATGGCAATCGGAATTAATGCAACATTCCACACTTTCCCATCCAGTGACAATTCAACTTTAGTCACGAACAGACGAGGCTCAACAGTATTCACTGCAGAGGCTATCTCAAAAGGTGATACTTCACGCCCAACAATCAAACCGTTATCGCCGTCCAACTCTCCGCGCGTCCATTGTTCTATGGCACTGGGGATAATAGTTTGCGCATCAACGGCTGATTTTTTAACTGTCACTCGACAAAAAACGGTGATCTCTTTAGGGCGTGAAAATTTCACTTTATATTCTTGTCCACTCACTGGCTCTACAACACCGATTTCAATCTCGCCATTAAACGCCGAACCAATGGTTTTGGTTCTCAGCAATGATTTAGCAATTTCGTTACTATCGCCCCCTTCAACACAAACGTAAATGCTGTGAGGCAATAGAGAAATTCCATCAATAGTGAGCACCGCATCGGTGTAGTTCTCTCGAAAAGACAGTGAATTAACGCCCTCTAATTCATACAGTGAAGAGGTGATCGCTTCTGCAACACTGACGGTATTTTTAGCCAAAGTTTGCTTACGTCGTCGCCTTGCTTTGATATCAGATTCAGCATAACGGCCAACAACCGCATGAGTGGGATTATTGACTTTCTCCCAACCTAATACTGAGCTAGCCACAGAATTAAGTTGGCCGGCCCCGCATTCAACAGGACCATATTCAACCGCCCTCATATCCCCTGTTGCTTTGCCGGTATTATCAATAATCAAGGGTGAAATTGTTTCGAACATGGCACCGGCAACACTAGACGCTAATGAGCCTTTAGGAATAATGGTGCCGGGTACGCCACTAAATTCAACGCTGGAAAGATAAGAGTGAGTGGCATTAATGCGTTGGCCACCCATTAGCGCCCATATTGCATCAAGAAAAACGCCACCCGCAATATCGGGATTGATTTGATTTGCTAACTCGGCATTGTTTCTCACCATTGCATCACGGTTTTCAACTTCCATCGTCGCTAATGCCCCTTGCGGTGTTTCAGGGGCAAGGTTAATCGATTGACCAAACACCGCACGAAACTCGCTTTCGACTTCATCACGTATTGTGGCCGTGTCGGGAAGAATAACGCCTTTATTATTGATATAACGATAATCAGCCATTCAGTGTAAACCCTCCGTATATCGTGCGAATGGTTGCTTGATACTTCAATTCACCGTTTTCCACTGTGGCGCTAAAATGCGTCACTTCAACCACCTCTTCAATTTCGCTCATACGTTGTCTAAATGCCGTTTCAAACATCGGGATATCAGCTTGGCGACCAAAGGTTGTTGGCCAGAACGGAATACCTTTATCTTTTTTATGTAACATTTCACCACGCACAGCCTTGGCAAAATGCTGACAAAGGTTTTTAACCGCATCGTCTTTTTCGCTGAATTGGAGGTTTCCATCAGGGCCGATAAAGAGATCATTATTTTTATCGATTGAAAATGTTCTCATAGAGGCGCTCCTGTATTTCCATGACCGGTTTCAACACCACTGTGTTGATGCGTAGAACCGATATCTTTTCCATTGTGTTTCATCGTGCCACCGTTAGAATCACTATTACCATTTACCGCGTAATTACCATTTACCGTGACATTGCCAGTAAATATCGTTTCAAGGGCGTTGATTTCATATTTTGGCGTTTCTAGCACCACTTTATCGTTATGCAGAGAGAAACAGACTGAGCCATCCATTGATTGGATCACCAAAGCATCAATGTTTTTTCCATCAATGACCCAACCTTTGATGGTGTCAGGAAAAAACATCGCATCACTAAATGAATGCAGACGTGCTGTATTAGGTTGATCCTCCAATCCTCCACGCTGAAATATCAGGCTAATGTCTCTGTCATTGGCTTTTATCCAACCGAAATCACCCGGCTTAATGGGTGCGCGAATAAAGAAACCGCCTCCCCCAAATCTAAAAACGGGAATGTTGGCCAATGGTGCTCGCCCGACTGTTCCCCCTTCCGTTGTTACCATCATCACCAGTGGTTTGATAACAGCACGATTGGTTTTATCGTCATAACTGACTACTATTGCAGGGAGCATGTCCTCTGTATTCATCATCAGGTTACGAAATGCAGACGATAGCGCACCTGCCAGCGAACCATCACTGGCAATATCAGTATTGGGTTTATTCATGGTTATGCTCGTTTACAGGTAGCCTGATAAAAGAAAGGATCATCATGTGAAGCAACATCGAATTTCAGTTGTTCAATGATGTAGTCACCATTAAGTGCGGAATTGAATTTACTCTCAAGTCGTAGCATTCCCCCTAGTTCTGAAGCGCCATCAATTAAGTAGGTAACAGACAACCCTTTTTCGGTAGCTTTCGGTATACCCACCATGCCTGATTTCATGCTAAGAATGCGCAGACGACCTTTTAAGGCTTGGTTATCATCTTTGACAAACAACGTATCATCATCAATAAACGCTTTAACGTTTCCTGCTTCCTGCAGTCGTTGTACTTGTTGTAACGCTGAACCGCAAAAATACCAATTGGCAATATTCTTATCGGTGGCTTGAAAGTCCAATCTAACCTTGCAATCCTTCGCCACCGATGATGCGATCTCGCTCATTTTCTGCATGGCACCACCACTGGAAGAAACGATATCACCTGAACTGGCATTATTAGTTTTGGCTTTAATGATTAACGTAACATCAGGAGGTGAGGCAATTTCTGCACTGACAATATCACCGGTAAAGATACGAAATAATCCGGTATTGACGCGTCCTACTTCAAGGTAAAGACGGCGAGTTTGTTTGCTTTTATGATAAGGGCTAGTTTCAGTGAGAAGATAATCTCGAGTGTGGGCGTTTAATCCATCAATGCTAACTGTGCATTCATTTTGTAAGGGGTTTGCATACTTGGTACCGTTGGCTTTAATACGCAATCCTTCATACCATTGCAATCGTCCTGCAACTTCAATCCCCACCCGTATTCGTCGTAAGTCCATCATCACTCCAAATAATTAATGATTGGGTTCTATCAAATGATTCATACCAGGGCAGATCATCATTTTCTGTTATAAACGCTAAATTTGTACCATCAGTCAGATAGCGATAAGGAATGATAGGTGTGTTTGCCACCGCACGCATACCGACGGCGATAACCTCACTTTCTCGTTCAATATCGAGATACATCGCATGGCGACCGGCTTTTATTGTCAACGTCCAATTAACACCTTCCAAATTGACGGATAAGCGTTGGTTTGGAATAGCTTTTAAGGGTATGACTTTCATTAGAAGCTCCAATCCCCATCTGCGATACGTGTTGCGAACGAACCTTTTTTCTTAGTCTCAGTATCGGCGTCTTTTGTTTGCACATTTCCCCGATTTACCGTTGATGACTGCGTTGGCTTTTGAGTGGATCGAGGCGGTAAATCTCCGTATTCAGGCTCAACGGTGCGCCACTCAACAAACCGTAGCGACAGTTTTATCGCATCTATCATGTCGGGTATTTCATCATGATTAAAACCCGTTAATAACATTGGTTGATAGGTTTTTACTCGGGTTTGAATACCAACAAGTTTGTGTTCGTCAAAAGCTTGTTGCATCGATGAGAAGATGTTTTTCATCTCTCCCGTTAATAGCAAATCTATACCAATCTCAACGGGGTTAATGATCACATGATCACTACGAGTTTCACCACTTTCAACTTGAAATTGTGTTGCCTTATGCTCATCTCTTACATTGATTTGAATCGGACTCACGCTATCAAACAGTGTAGAAAACGACGCTAAATCAAAAATTTTGACCTCTGTGATCATTTTGCTACCCCCGTTGAGTTTTGCTGATTGAAATCGGCGAGTTGATCTTGCAATGCATCCTTTACGCCCGATGCCATACCCTGCGCATCTGTGGCTTGAGTTTCAACCTTAATTTCTCCAATACTTACGTTACTTTCATTCTTCACATTGGATTGATTGCTAATAGCTTGGCTGGTAATAGGATTCATTGCATCATGGCTTGCCATCATTAAACGTTTATTCGCCTCCTCAACATCCGCTATAATTTTTGATGCGTCTAGCCCATTGTCTAATTGCTTCTTGAGTTCAATAATTTCCTTATCAATTTCTGATGTATCTACTCCTGCACTTGCTACCTGATTACGTTTTGCCGATAAGGCGCTTAAATAATTACTCGCATCATCAGAGGTAATTTTAATTTCAGCTTCATCACCTCCAAAACCGAAAAACTCTTTGGCGGATTTCCAACCATTTTTAACCGCATTAAGTCCTGTATTTACCCAACCAATAATTTTTTCGACTTGCTCCCACATCCATTCAAACGCACTCACAACGGCATCACTGACTGTATTAAATACACCCGCAAAGGATTTACCCCAACCTGCAATGACTGAAATACAACTCAGCAAATACTTAACATAAGCTTTTAAGCCTGATGCCATTAGATCCCAACCAGTGACAACAATATCTGCCACAACACCAACGATAGCTTTTAGATATTCAAAGAGCTTTTTGAATGTTTCCCATAGTGCAAGAATAACGACTTTTAGCTGTGGATATTTGTCGAGAATACGCCCAATCATTGAATCATTGCCGTCGATAAAGTTCATGATATCGTCATAAACAATCGCAAATGCCATAGCTAAAAGCGCAATAATGGCAATAATAGCGATAATCGGCCATGTTGCTGCAAGTGTTGCTGATGCAGCAGCTAACATAGGGGGAACGTAATAAAGTGCTACGGACAAACCAACGGCTGAGAAAAAACCTATTAATAAATTTTTATTTTCTTTGCAGAAAGAAATAAATTTAGTTAGCCAATCCAGTCCTTTTGCAAGTGCAGGAATGACCATTTCTAAAAAGCTATTTTTAAGCATTCCTGATGACTGCTTAAATTTACCCATAGCACTATTAAATTTAATTGAGCTTTCAATACTCTCCTTGCTAATGCCTGAATACTCTTTTTGAATACCCATTGTGCGCTCTAGTTCTTTGCGCCCTTTCATCATTAACTCAATGGTTTTTTCGTCCGATACCCCCATGCCTTCCAGTGTTTTCTTCGCTTTATCAAAGCTCATGCCTTGAACTTTATCCGCGGTTTGAAGTACCTTTTCCATTGAGTCTTTCGTATTACCGAACGATTTCGCCATTGCGGATAAATCGGCCTGTGCAGACTCTCTAGAACCACCTAACTCAGCGATCGCACCAGAAAACGCATCAACGTCTGCAGTCGCAACGCCGATTTGTTTACCCAGCTTGTCCAGCGTTTCAATTTCTTGAGAACGGGAAACAGATTCGGAAAAAATAGTGCCAATACTCATCACAATACCGACAGCGCCAAGTGCTTTTGTCGCAAATCCTGCAACAGAACTTCCGGCCTCTTGATATTTAGAGCCGGTTTCTGAAAGTTCTTTTTGTAGATGCTCTTGGGCCTTAGCTTCGTCAATCGCTGTCTTTATACCTTTTGTCCGCATCGTTTCAATAAATTGCGTATAATCGGCATTTAATGCGGTAACAATGGCATCAATGACCTCTTTACCTTCACGGTTCTTTTTCTCTGCATCAGTGAGCGACACCAATTCATTATTGAGAAGGGATAACTCATCTTGCATCTGTTGATATTGGGCATTGAGCGTTTCAGATGAAACACGGCTTTCATTTACGCCTTGTGACAGTTCGTTACGTTGGATATCAAGCAAGTTTATTGATGACTTTAGTTCATCAATTTTAGCGGTGACTGAGGCTATTTTTTCTTGTGTATCACCTGCCTCAACCTCAATATTTATCGCCTCCCCTGCTGATAACTGTTCAATACTGGCAATCACACTTTGAATAAAGTCATTCACCGATTGCGAATTGTCCGTCGCACTTTCTTTAATGCGATCTATCTCCGCAATCAAGCTGTCAGCAACTCCGGATGTGTCACTATTAACATGAATATCGACTGAGTTTGATGATAACTCTGTCAATTGTGCGGATAGATTTTGAATAAATTGCGTAAACCCATCAGCGCCCATCGTTGCCGATTGTTGCGCCTTTTTCATCTCAGCGATAATGTCATCGGTCGATTTACTCACCCGATTAAACGCATCATCGGCTTGGCGAGTATCAAATTCGAATACTTGAACAAAAGTATCTAGCAAAGCCATAAGCTATCCTTTCGATGAAGCCAGCGCTTCGTTATAACGATTGGTAATGGCGATCTCCCACAGGTCAAACGCCTCTTCTAAATCTATTGACGTTTTGAGTTCGGTGAGCGTGGCGAAACCGGCTGAGATGATGACGGCAAAGAAGCCATCAGCGTTTTTATAATCGACGGGAGTGAACCGGTGATTTTGTTGAGCAGGAATTGGAGGAAACCTTGGCTCCCGTCTTTGCCGAAAAAACTGGTGTTATACTTCAACATTTCCAGTTCTAGACGAATAAGGGCTTCACCATCGGGCACATGGTTATCAATTAAGGTGCTGGTCTTCAGATAAATCTCTTGCCCCTCTTTTTCGACAGCAACATACGCCATCATCTTTAACATGGCTTCTTTGCTGACTTCATAGTCGCCAAATTTAGGTGCATTCGATAGTGGGTACTTCGCCAGAATTTCACGTCCAATCGTTGCCGGTAATCGGCTAATAATAAAAGTGTGCTCTTCACGATCAGCATCGGTGATCGTAATTTCTTTCGGTTTAATTAACATGATTAATATCCATAAAAAAAGGCGGAATAACCGCCTAGAATTAACGTGCGCGAGTGCGATCGAAGTCTTGAAATACGAAGGTATACGCTTTGGATTTATGTCGTCCTGCACTGGCAACGGAGCTACCACGACTACCATTAGTGATTTTGCCGTTTCGTGCCGTGGTTGTTGAACCATCACCATACGAAGCGACCATGGTGATAATATCCCCTGCATGCCGTTGTCCACGTCGTGCGGTGTTCGATTCCAGTAAGATAGCGAGGTTTTCATCTTCTTCACTACCGGCTAACACGTTAATGGTGACCGTTTGAGGTGTTGGTGTTGACCATGTCACCAAATTACCGTTGATATCCATTCCTGTTTGCGCAATGTCCACGGCAGGCAAATCTAACGGATCGGCATCATCTGCGAAGGCGGTAATTTGAATACCGGCGGGAAAGGTTTTATGAGCTTGAATAACAATACTCAAGCCGGTTGCTGATACATCATGCATATTGTGTTCCTTACACTAAGTTGTGAGAGCCTTCGACTTTACGAACCCAGTCGCCTTTACCGTAAATCAATACGTATTTCATCACGTACTCAGGCAAATCAGAGGGTCCTGTATTTTCAACAATTTGAGCGTTGTACCAATAACCTTTGTTTTGTACATCGTGCCACGCTAAATCATCACCAGAAGCGTCTGTCACTGCAATTTTTTGCACATCGGTTAAGGTTTTTCCCGCAAGGATCGTGCCGTTATTAATCGCCTTGGTCACCGCCCCTGCAATCACCATCATCGCCCGTGCTTCACCGTCTTTATTGGCGGGTACTCCGCGTGTGGCCATAAGTAAACTAAACCACTGTTGCGCGATGTAGGCTTTTAACCATTGCTCATTAGCATGGACACTCATATCTAATGGGTTGGCAACCCCACCACATAAGAAGCCCCGTTGATAGAAACTGATATTTGAACCCGATACGGCCGTTTCTCCGTAATAATTCACCCGTAATTTATCTAAGCGATCCGCATCGATATCGGTCGTGATTTGCGATGGGAACGTGACACCAAATTGACGATACATATAGTTTGTTGTCGCATTGGTTCGGTCATAATCCGTGGCGGACATAATGGCCATAGGTAACGCTTGAACAAAGAAGTTATCTACTGTTTTTAGGTTTAAGCCCGTTGAAGCCGTACCCACCAACGCCCCGCTAAAATCTTCTGCATTTTGATTGGTCACAGACAGGTGTAATTGATACTTCACGTTTTCGCCTGCCACGTACTGTGCCAGCTCTACGGCATGCTCTAATGAGAGTTCCGTTAAAAACGTTGCACTACCAAAAGAGTCAGAAACAGCCTCAGAAGCAATAAAGGCTTGTAACGGGGTTTGCGCTGGATTACCGGCTGATGATGTACCGTGGCTAATATTCATTGCATCAGCAAGTACCGATTGACGCACACTAATATTTGCACGCTCTTGTACACCACCGCTAATGACAAAGGCACTATCCAGTGAATTAAATGTGACATAAGCGCTAGCAAATTGAGGCTCGCTTTCTGCATTTAATTTCGCTTGCACAGCTGTTGCAACATCCGCGTATGACGTACTTTCAGAGAGATCAATTCCAGTGATTGTTTTGGTCACCTCGCCGATAGTGATATTGAGTTCACCCTCATTAATCAGTTTTAAATCAGCTAAATCGCCTGTCTTTTCGCCAAACAAGGTAGGCGCTCGACCAACAGGCTCATAAGAGGCAATTTGCAGTTCTTTCGGCTTACTTACCGGTGCTGGACTGACATAGCTGAAGTACTGACGCGCAAAATGTGCCTCGGGGGAGTCAGTACCCAATAAGTCATCCACTTGGCCACTGGCAAATTCAAGCACTTTACCTGCAGGAATTTTAGGGTTTGTTGAAAAAATACGAGCCGTGAGCTTACGCATCGGTACAGCAGACGCGCCAATCACCGCACTCGCGATATCGACATAGCGAGTTTGTTTGATAGACATAACGTTCCTTAAATACGATAAATATCAGGATACAACGCACTCACGGCGTCTGTATCAGGATGAAGTGTGCGATTAAATGTCACATTGAAATCAAATGAGGGGTTTTGTTCGTAGTTGCCCTGGTCATTCAGAAAATAAGGTGTTCGAATACCGCTTGCCCGCTGAACGCCAATGCCTTGTTTGCGGAGAGCTTCAACAAAGGGCAATGAATTGGCGATCATTCTGACAATAGCGGTAATATCACTCGCTGAATAATGGCCTAACTGGGTAACGAAAGCCTGAACTTGGTACGTTTTTTCAGATAACTGGTTTTCTTGGTGGTTGGCTTTATTACCTTGAACGTTATATTTACGCCCTTGCCAGCCGTAGCCGTTTTCATTAATGGGAAAGAACATCACCATATTATCTTCACGACCTTGCTTGGTAGATTGAAAACCGGCTTTAACGGGGATCTCAATACCGATGGCTTTTAGCTGCAACAAGAGTTGTTTGCGAATAGCAACATCAACTTCATAATCCGTCATAAGTACCCGCCTCGATACAGATCACCGATTTCCAACCGTCTTGTTCGTACCAGTCTGCATCACCCACCACATCATATTTTCGACCATTGAATACAAGGAAATCAGGAGATGTTCCTCGTTGCACAGCTTTAATATCATGAGAGGTATATAAGCGTCGGTACACTTGGCTCGTATCTAATCCCATGGATTGAACATCTTGGGTATCGACCGCTTGCCAACTGCCACGAACTTCTATCGGTTCATAATAATCATTTTGGTCATTCCCTCGCTCATCGGGTACCCGTTCTTTAAATCGAAACCAAAGCACCTTTTGCTGGGGAATATAACGTGAGGCAATACGATTTAAGTTACCAAACATTATTTATCCTCCACTGCAAAACTAACCGCTTGAAGCATTTGGCCGGTATCAACTAACGGCTTATCCGTGGCTTTGCCTTTACTATGTCGACGAGCTCTTGCTTTGACCGTTGAATCATCCAGTTTCGGTGTTGTGACTGCTTTTATTGCCATTTTCACATCGCCCGCCACCGTCGCACCGATTTGAGTCAGCCCATTATCCAGCGTGATGTTGCCCTTAATAGTGGCTTTCACAGCACGAAAAATTAACTGACTATAATCCTGCTTTTTATCATTCATGGTCGGACGTAAAAATGGGCGAGGAGGAATGCCACCAGCCGGATAGCCCAACTCTTGAATAGCTGCAACATAAGCAATAGGTGTTCCATCGGGATATTTTGCGTGTTCAAAAAAACCAACACTTAATCGCTTTTTAGCCAATTCATCGTAAACCGCTTTTAATTGCGCTAATTTAGTCATTAACGTAATCGCCCTCCTCGCGTAAATCGTCCACCTACACCACGAAATGCTGAACGTTCGCCACCACCACCCAAATATTGAGGGACGCTACAACGTTTGATCAGTGCAAGAAACTGCTGGCCAAAGGTGGTCATTTTAAACCAGTGCGACCAATCCGAACCGGAAGGCGGTGCCGTAAATGACACGCTCACTTTATCGATAGTCACACTCGTCACCACACCGGTAGGCGACTCATCATCAGCAATCATTTTTCTAAGTGTTAGCATGTGTGCAACAACGAGCATCCACAGCTCGTTAGTGCAAACACCCTTACAGGCAGAGAAATAGTTCAACGCAGATTGAGCAATGATATCTATTTCATCATCACCCACACCGTTAAACTGCGGATAGAGCACACGGAATGACGTTAAAGGAAATGTGCTCGTCTCCATGATCACTTACCTTTTTTGTTGGTTTTAGGAATGTCTAACTTTTCAGCCTCTAATGATTCAGGGGTATCAGGGGCTGATTGGTCGCTCGCTTCCATATTGGTAGCAACTTTTTCGGGATCTTCTTTGCGTTCTTCAACGGTAATATACCCATTGTCACAATGAAGATTGAAAACGTGATTTTCTTTGAGTTGTTTGTATTGCTCGTCAGAAATTTCCGTCACACGGCCACGCGGTGTGTACATGTGTTTGGTCATCACGTTCGCTTGACCGGCAATAAACACTTTCCCGTCTTTCACGGTATAGTTCTGGTCATTTGATAAGGTGCAATATGCGTAAAGAGGCATGGAGTGCTCTCCTATTGTTTAGATATAAAAAAGCCCTCAAATGAGGGCGCAAAAAGAGAAGTGGTAAGATTAAATACCGGTTAAGCGTGTCACCGCCCACGGACGGGTCACAAATACACCTGCAGTCGCATTGGTTGCATCTTCCATATACCCTTTAATTTGGTTGAGTGAACCTAATAACTGGTATTTCACAGGCACAACTTGAAGGATCACGGCACTGGTTGCCGTTGAACCATCATCAATACTATCTGCGAACATATAGGCCACATCAGCCCCACCGTTTGCGCCAACAAATTCAGGAGAGAAAACCAGACGCATATTAGGATAGTTTTCATTTATCCATTGTTTGACTGTTTCACCGCGTGCGACAGGATTAGCCACATTCAGAGCAGAACGAAAGCCCAACGGTAATGTTAAGGTGATTGGCGTATCATCTTTGATAATACCGCCAGAACTCGTTTCAATGCGCGAGAACATATCGGTAATATCAGCAGTAATATCCGCAAATGTTCCACCTTTCCATTTCCCCTTTGCTGTTTCATAGGCAGGCAAGTTAGGCTCATTCATCAAACCAAAGACGCGCGTTTCAGGGCTATTAAATCCGTAGTACCCCACGCGTTCACGACCTTGCTCTAATGATTCAGTCACTGAATTGCGCTTTTCCTCCATCGCAACAAAGCCTGCAGACGATTGGCGCGCTTCTTCTAATTTCCCCACTTGGAAACCTAATTCGAAACGGACAAGACCACGGCGCTCTTGGTCTTGCGCATAAGACGCTAATGGCACATTGGTATGATCACCATAAAGTTCGGCTTTACCGGTTGGTGTCGCCACATTCAGAATGATCTCTTCATCATGCCATTCGCCCGCATTGACGATACCCGTGATTTCATCTAACACACGCACACGCGTTGCGGTACGAATAACACCCGGTAAAACGTGTTGCAACATTTCGCGTTGAATTAAGCCCCCCTGCATTGCACCACCGCTGATCGCGGAGTCCATCGCAGAAAAACCACCAAAGCCGATTTGCGCTAATTCCCCGTATGTCCATTTCTGATCAGGGTTAATATTTAGTTGGCCATGTTTTTTGACATCACGACCAGACATGTGAAACTTAATTTTACTGACTGGCATTATTCACCTTCCTTTGGAGATGCTGGATATGGGATTTCTGTTAAACGAATAATGCCCAAATGAGCACTTTCTGTTGACTCAAGGTGTCGGCTGATAAAACCAATAACACGATCACCGGCACTAATGGTGGCTTTCGAAGATAGCGAACCGTCTGCTTCATCAAAAACAACCGGTGCGTTGATTTTTCCTGCCACTTCTTTTAGTTCAACGAAAACCTCCCCCATTGTCAGGAATTCACCTTGCGTACCGTTACGAGCGAATGCTTCTTCGATACGATAGGCTTTAGGGTTAATCATGATCCCCGCAAATGCCCCTTTTCCCCCGACTTGAACAGACTCCACGGAATCATCTTTGTAGGTATAGGCGCGACCGAAAATATTCAGCTTTTCATCTGCTGAACTGAGAATGGCGGAAACAGCGCGAATAGGACCTGCATGACTAATTTCACCAACAACGCCAGAAATTAAGCCGTTTGCTACTGATTTAGGAATTGCCATTATTTAGCTCCCCATTTATCCATAATTGATTTATTGCTCACTGCAGAGCCCATTGTTGAGCTGGGCTTTTGGGAGTCAGGCACACGCCCTTGCATCCAAGCATCAAGAGCAATGGCTTCTGTACCTTTACTGCATTGAATACCCAGTTTTTCAACACCGTACTCGGCAACTTGTTGTTGAGTCATGGCTGAGTGGTCAAACACACCAATAAATGGCGTTAATTTATGCGCTAACGAATCACGCGCACCGATTTGTTTGAGTAACTCCCCCGTATCCATTGCGGGTTTGGCTTTTTCTAATCGCTTAATTTTACGTTTTAGCGATGCCATTTCGTCCATGGCGGTCATGCTACGATTTAAGCGTTTTAAACGACGATGAAGCCCATCGGTAGTGGCTTGGTCAAGATGCCCTTTGGCTTCTTCAATCGCTTCGACAGCTTCTTCAATGGCGACCTCGGCTTTCTCGACTGCTTCAGGTTCGCCAGATTCAGCCTCTTCTGTGGCAATTTCGGCTTTCTCGACTGCTTCTTCTGCTTTCTGCTCTTCGTCAGGATCAGAATCAGTTGAAGGTTTTTTCTCTTCTTCTGGATCATTATCTGTTGCAGGTTGAGTACTGGTGATGACTTCCTTGATAATGGCTTTTAACGCTTCCAATTGCTCGGGCGTAAATGCACCCTCATCAGTGGTTTGCTTCTCTTTGTTTTCTTCTTCGTTCATGCGAATAAGTTCCTTTGTGTCTATGGTAATAACGGAATGGTCTTGCACAGCAACATCAGCGCCAGTGCGCCCTTCATCAACTAACGCAAGATGGTTGGCTCTAATATGCCGTTGTATGGCGTCATAACGTTCACCGTTAAATTCGCCTGGTGTGAAATCGTAAACACAGCGATAACCCGGAGATAATTCAATTTTTCCTCCTTCAATTTGGTTAAGCGCTGAATTAGACAGGATTTTGATATTGCCTCTGAGGTAGGGATATTCAAAATAGACTCGCTCCCCGATGACCCCTTGTATCCCCTTTGTCTCCGCGGGTGTACCGTCTTTCCCTAACATTTCATGCTCATCAACAAAGGGCATTAATTTGAAAGAATTAATTGTCTCTGTGCTGGCCAATTCTTCTTGTGGGCGATACACTTTGTAAATTTTTTCGGGTATCGGTGCGCCAATTTCAAACCCTAAATAATCAAAAACCCCAACTTTAGAGATGGGGTTATCTTTCACTTCTAGCCAGCCATTTAAATCATATTGTCGCTTTGTCATGTCTCCTCACCGAAATCTATTACTGGTGTCCAGAAGCACTTACAACCCGGCTCCTCACCCGGCAAACCTCTCCTTCCTGTTTTTTTGTTAATTATAGGAGGATTGTCTAAATCAAACTCCTTACCATCTAACTCAAGATGTAGCTCCCTAGGTTCTGCACTACCGTTTGAATGATGCCAAACTGCTTTACGAATACCCGCAGATTTCATACGAGCGTAATTACATGCAGTTGTAATCTTTCGTGTTTGGTCAACAGCAATAAAGTTTGCTCTACTTTCTGTAACGCTACCCGTATCCCTAATTTCCTCTAATAGCGTCTTTGCGCCCTCACCACCTTGGCTAATAGAACGTAATGCAACACTTTCAATACGTTGATGAAATTGCAGTGGAATAGATTTAATTAACGATACGTTTTCAGCTGTAGAGGCAATAATTTTATCTTTCAGGGCTTCGGGCATGGCTGGGGTTTTGATGGTGATCCCCCCTGACAAGTGTTTGAGAGAATCATCTAAATTACGCTTTGCGCCTATATCGACTTGGGAAACAAATTTATCTGCAATCTCTGTGGATTTTTGTTTAAAAATCTTATCCCATTTGCGTTTTAGCCGATTAAGCCAGATGCGTGTTTGACTGGCAAAGCTGGCATCCATCGTAAAACCTTCAAAGTCGTCATTTAATTCACTAAACACTTTTTCATAGTCTTTAATCATTGCATTAATGAGTCGTGACATGTCACCTTGATAACGACTAGAGGGCGCTACTGAATACTGCAGAGGTTTCCCCTTCATGACCGCTTGACGCGAAATTGCCCATTGCGCTCGCTTCGTTCGTACTCGTATTCGCCTCGACATAATCTGCCTCGTTCACTTCAATGCCGTAATAGCTGGACTCTTTATTGCTGGCCAGTTTTTTACGGATATCTAACCCATCTATCGCACCCGTCGAAGCCAGTGCCACATCGGTCTGCGCTTCTTTCAGTTCAATATCCGCACTCTCAACAGCCGTCGGGCTATCAAGTGGCGCCCATGTGATAGAGATTTCTGTCACAGGTAAACCATCGCTACGCATTAACATGTCATAATGACGCTGTAATAGCTCTTCAAGGTCGTTTGATTGGATACTTTCAAGCTCTTCGCGGTAATTAGCCTCTTCGTATTCCCCCGTTGAGTTAAAGCCTTTCGGTGTAGTGCCTAATAGCTTTGTTGCCGGTACATTGGAAGCCGATGCCACCAGCTGATATTGCGTCATAATCGTGGCGTCTAAATCCGCTAATGAGGTGTCGAACTGTTGAACAGTGTCACCACTGCCCGTCATTTGCACACCGTAGTTATCGCGCATCTCCATAAAATAGAGCATGTTTTCATTGATAATGCTCTTATCTGCCGACTCAAGGTCTGCGATCCCCATCGTAAGTAAACGCTTAGTCATCGCCAGTTGTGGCGCTTCATTAGCGGTACGCTCTGAAGCATAGACACGCTCATAAATGCGCTCAGGAACAGAAACACCAAAGTAGTTGTACATTGGTTTCAAGACATTCGGCACAGGAAACGGTACAAACTTAATAAAGTGAGATTTGTGATACTTACGCCCACCAATCACATAATAGGTTGGCTCGTAGAAATCCATGCTAGCAGGATCTTGAACATTGGCGTCCGTTAAATCAGGTGTTACCCATTGTGGATCAATCTGTTTAATCCCCTTGTACATGCCTTTGGTCACACCATCGATATTAAACGGGTTTTCATACCACTCTTTCGGGTTTGATGTCTCCACAACGAATAATGCTAAACGACCACCGTATACACGCCCAAAGTGAACAAGTTCTTTAAGCTGATGTGTAATGCGGTATTTTTTATCTCGTTTGCGAAGCTTTTTACTGATAGCACGATCATCGTCGTTATCACAATCAATATCGTAACCCTGACGTATCGCATCACGTGCGGGCATATTGCAGGCTTTATCCACCAGCCAGTGTTTAGCGATAACCGCACACATATTGTTGCCGATAAACATTTGTGAGGCATACCATGAGGCCTGTGACTCTGGCACACCGTAAACCTGCTCACCTTTAAATGAGGGCACATAGCTATCAATGCTATCCATCGCAACACCTGCAATTGTGGGTTGGGGTAAATTAATCCCATCAAAGCCCTGTTCTCGCGCCAGCGCAGGATATAAGTCAGTTGTGAATGCTGACCGTTTAACCGGTGCGAGTGGTTCTGTTTTTCGCCTCTTAAACGGCCACCACATAGAATTACCTCTTAGTTGTGAAGAAACTGCCTTTTTTCTTCTGATATAAATCGCGTAATGCTTGCGTCATGGCATCCACTGTGTCGTCATGGCCAGCAAACGGGAATGTAGTAATTTCCTCTACGGTTTCCACAATCCACGGCGCAATATCTTTGTGAGGTAGCCACACATTTCTAGCCTCCCACTCAGCAGTACACGCATGAGCACGAGCAACCTTGCTACCATCTGGCTCGACGGGAATTAACCCTGATACGGTTGATTTGAGAGAGTCAATTACAGCAGGGCCATTGGCTTTGTCTTCCACCAGCTTACGTCGTCCTTCAGGGAATTTTTCAGCTAACCATTTCACCGATTTTAAGGTTTCAGTAAAGCTCATGCGTTTTCTAATTTGATACAGTAGATAAGCGTTTGCGTCTTTCTTGCCCCATACCTGCCCCACCACATAGTCAGTACCGTCATTGTCTTTAAAGGTCATATCCCAACTATGGATAACCTTATCGAATTTTTCAGGTAGGTCTTTCGGTAGATAGTACTGAGCAAATTCTTCGTGGAAGATTTGACCATCACCCGGCTTAGGTGATTGTTGGTACATGGCAGACCAAAAGTAATCACCGAGGATTGCTTTTGTCTCAAGGAGTTTGTCGATTGGGTGTAACTCTGGTACCAACGCTTCTCCTTTCTCATTAATCGCAGGGAATGCAAGCACCTTGGTTTCAGGCGCTTTTTCTTTTAATTGACCAGACAAATCATCAGTTGCCCATCGAGTGGCCATGATAATTTCACCGCTATTTTTTGATAAACGGGTCTTAAAGGTCGAAACGTACCAGTTCCAAATTGATTTTTTAACAGTTGGGCTTAGTGCCTCTTTCGAGTTCTTTATCGGGTCATCAATAATGCCGAGGTCAACTTTCTTACCCGTTAATGGGCCACCTACCCCCGCACACACATAACTGCCTTTGTGATTAGCGATACCGAACTCGTCAGAATTACGTTTAACTGCAATGCCGTTTTCAGGCTTATTGCCTAACCAACTTTTAGGAAATAGCACGCGATATTCATCGGACATCATAATGCGCTGAACATCGGTATTCATATCACCGGCTAAATCTGATGAGTACGACAGCGCACCAACACGCATATTTGGGTATTTACCAAAGAAATAGGCTGGAAGGTAACGAGAAACAATATCAGACTTACCATGCTGTGGCGGTGCCCCTAATATTAACTTGGGGCGCTTACCATCCATCATGTCTAACAAAAACTGGTCTAACGCATTACATACCGTTTCTGAAAAGTGGCTTGTAATGTATTCAGGGTTTATATACTGAATAAATTCATGCAAACTACGCCTAGCTATCTCTCTCCTGACCTCTTCATCAAACAAGTCGAAATTGACATCCATAGAGATACCTAAAGTGACAAAAATAACCCTTTCATGCCGTAATTGGCACGAAATGATTTTCATGTTTTTGATAACAATTGATTAACAATAAAACGGCATTAAAACAGAAAGAAGATTGTTACTTTTAGCGGTTTTGGTTGTGTTTTTAGTTGAGTTTAAAAGTGAAGGGGCGCATTAGAACCATTATGTTAAATGGATGGAAATTAATATAATTACTAAAGAGTAGATTCTAGATAGATGGCAA